CCATCATTGTTAAGATCTTGTTTCATAAGATCCTCCTTATTTCTGGGCCCTATGCCCAGGAATTTTGGGTGTTACCCCAATATTTATTATATACCCTTTAGGCGGAAATGTCTACAATCTCGCAATTGCCGTCTGATGTACACGCAAGTGTCTGTGTTCCAGATGTTCCGTCTTCTGTTTCATAAAAAGATAAATCTTCCCAACGAATTTCGCTAGGCATCTTAGCAAGTAGTTCTTCGTACTCTTCTTTAGAAACTTCTTGGTAAGGGGCCTGCTTATATGAGTGCTCTGAGTGTGGAAGGAATGAAATTCCAGACACCTCATCAAAATGCTTGTATACCCAAGCTCCGACTTCCATCCATTCGTCTTCTTTTACAGAAACAGTAATTGATGGCTTATGCTCACACCATGCACGTTGATAAACTAACCAGATATTTAGATGCTCAATAGCTGTTAAATCATTTCTAACAATTGCACCTTCTGGTGCCTTTACTGGAAATGAAAAGACGTATGTATCGTTTGGCTTCATTACATCATCTTCTACAGGAATACCGACTTCCTTTAAAAATGTGGAGATTGGATCTCCCTTTGAGCCACGAACTGTACGAATGTAATATGGAGAATGCCATGCATGCATTCCTGAAGATACCCCGACCAATTGAGATACTGTTCCAGATGGCTTCACGCATGTGATAGCTGCTGACTCAGGAATCCCAATTTTCCCTGCCTCATCTGCATTTGTTTCTCTTGCTTTTTCTCTAAGACTCATTAAAAATGATTCTAGTGAAACAAGATCTTCTTTACCAGACATAAACTTATGCCCAAATTGTCCAGTTAGAGAAACACCTAGTAGGCGCTCTTCTTCTGTATTATCTTTCCAAATCTTACGAAGATACTTGAAATCTGTCAGTGTTGCTTGCCATGTTCCAAGGATGGTTGCAAGTTCTACTTTTCTTTCGATATCTTTCTTTGTATCTTTTTCACGTAATACGACTTCTGAAAGATTACAAAACTGATAAGGACGCAAAATAATTTCCGAACAAGGGTTTGTTCCATAGTGTACTTCAGGATCCCTTCGTCCATATTTAGCCGCCTGCTTTTGTGCTGCTGCAACATTGTAGATTCCACGTTCGCCAGACTTTGAGTCATATAGTGATTTCCATTCTGCAATAAACTGTTCCATCTCTGGTTTGCGAGAATACGCAACAGAGTTATTTGAAAGAGCACGTTGTGAATTATTTTCCCACCAGTTACCTGACTTAGCCTGAGCCATTTCAATATCATTAATATTAGAAAGTGAAATCATGGCAGAGCGGCGAACACCACCAACTACTACAATTTCTCCAATCTTACACATAATATCATGTGCTTCAATTGGCTTTAATTGACGACCTGCTGCTGATTTAAACTTGGCGATAGTAAAATCAAAAAGATTGATTAGTGGTTGTGGGCCAGATGATCTACCACCCATAGTCTTAAGTCTTGCTCCTGCTGGACGAAGCTTGCTTACATCAATTGCTGGGATGTGTCCTGTCCAAAGCAATGCAAGTAACTCACGGTATGCTTTTGCCCAACCCTGCTTTGAATCCTCTACAACAATTACTGTATCTGATTTTTCAAATGCATCTGGGACGGCAGGAAGCTTATTAACATATTTATACTCAACAGAGAATCCAACTCCAGTGCCACACATAAGGATATACATTGTTTCATCAAATGAACGTGGATTATCTACTGGGACAAATGAGCAGTTGTACCCTGCAACGTGATCACGATCTAATGCAGCACCTGCAGTCATCACTGATCGCATTGATGGCATTACGTTTCTATTATAGACAGCATCTTTTAATTCTTTAAGTAGCTTTTCTTCTGGAACATAGTTATGATTTTCTTTAAGGTGATTAGTCATAAAGTCAAAATAACGATCTACTGTTTCACCCCATGTCTCACGACGGTTCTCTTCTGGAATCCATCTTGCATATCTTGATAATGCAATAAAGTTTTCATATGGGTTGTTAATAGTTCTTGACATTTATAATACACCTTTTCTCCGCCCTGCGGTTGTTTAATTTTTGAGTTGAAATCCAATTCTACCAAACTTTAATCTAAAGGGGAAGGGGTTATTAAAATTTTTCTTCTAAATGACTAAATGCATTCTTAGTCAACTTAATCCAGTTATACTCTTCATGTATTTTAGTTGACTGAGCAAAGTAATATCCAGATAATGCTTTAAAGTTTAATGCAGCATAAACCATTTGATCTTCTAAATGTAAAGGATCTGGTTTATAGAAAGATCCTAGGTGTGAATCTCCCACAGCTTTTGGAACTCCCTCTTTTTCTGCATCAGTAAGTCTTGACTTCAACTTGAGGGGTCCTAAATAATCAGAATAATGTGCCCAATCATAAGTTGATATAACTGGCATACCTGTTGCAAGTGCTTGAAGCGGGATAAACCCAAAACCCTCTCCCCAAGTAGGGTAAACCAAAACATGGTGGCTATGATGAAGATTTACCAGCATGTCTATAGGATACTCTTCTCGTATAATCTTTATATTTGAATATACTGTATCTGGAGAAACAAGCTCTTTCTTATCGTTATATATTCTTACAGTAGAAGACCCATGACATTTTAATGTTAATTGATACTCTGGGTTATTTCCAAATAATTTTATAAATGTATCTGTAACTAGTTGCCCATCTTTTCTTGGAGAAGGTTCTCCAACATGTAGAAATTTTAAAGGTTTATCTTTTTGAACAACTCTTTTATATGGAGTCCAGATATCTTCTATACCATGTGGAAAAACTTTAATTGGAGAAGTAACTCCATTTTCCTTATATACATTTGCAACCCAATCTGATGTAGCCCATACTTCATTACACAGATTCATTCTCTCACGCCATTCATCACGAATTTTAGTAGATTCCCACGGTGTATAACCAATCTGATATTGATTCTTATGTAATTTATAATGATGTGGCTGTGTAAAATTTAATTGTAGGCTAGCTTTAGGATTTGCAAAGTCGACTTTATGTCCTAATTCTTGTAATGATTTAATTATATGCATGCCAGCGTAACCAAATCCCACTGCTGGATTTAGGCCTGCTCGTATTGTGTAATAAGATATATGCATATTGTTTCTAGTTGACTAGCTTGACACCTACTGTTAAGTAATGTTATGATTGTAGTTCGTTATCTCTAAAGGAGGAAATGCCAATGGAGAATATCAAACAACGTTTGAGCGAAGTTGCTCATAACTGGTCTTATATAGGAATGATAACATTGTTCTTATTTACTGTCCAGCCTGGGCCAACAGCAACTCAAGCATTGCAGGTGGAAGCACCTGTGAAATCAACAGTACAACTAAAGAAAGAAACCTTAGAGAAGTACAGCACTACTGTGTACAAGCCTTCTGAGATGCTAACAGACGGAGAACTAAAAGAACTCCTATCAGCTGTTGGTTTTGAAGGAAAAGCCCTTAAACAGGCTTGGGCTATTGCAAAGGCAGAGTCTAATTCTAGACCTATGGCTTACAATGGTAACAGGAAAACTGGAGACAGTTCCTACGGAATTTTTCAGATTAATATGTTGGGTGAACTCGGCATTGATCGTAAAGAAAAATTTGATCTAAAGTCAAACATTTTATTGTTTGACCCAGTAATAAACGCAGAGATAACGTATTATATGACTAAAGGCGGAAACGATTGGTCATCATGGTCTTCCCTGAATGGGGCAAGATACAAAGAATTCCTAACAGAATTCAAGAATTAGAAAGGAAGGTACATGAAGATACAGTATGTGTCTAAGTACCTTCTGCTAGCAGAGAAGGGCCTTGTTCCTAGACTTGAATGTCCAATGGATCAGGGCCCTTTAATGTGCAACGAAACAAATGAGGGTATAATTTATCTATACTGTTTATCTTGTCAGTATAAAAACAATATAGGATTGGAATTTTATGGAAACCTCAAAGAGTCCGTTGATTCACACAGAGACTGACGGCGGAAGAATAGTAGAAACTGATGCCATGGGCAGAGAAAAGTTTTGGGAAGATTTAGGTAGACCAGATGGAAAATGAACAACCACAGAATTTAGAAGACAACCTACCAATGGTTAATTATATTATGCTGCATAGAATTTATGACCTGCTTACCCTTATTGCAAATAAGCTTGTAGGCCCAGAAGATGTGTCTAGGATGGTTGAATATCATAATCAAGGTTACTTACTTGGGCCTTCGCCATCATTTACACCACAGGATGAAAATGAAGAGAATATACGTTGACCAAATTGCCTATTTAATGAATAGGGCAGAAAAAAATACTTACGAAGATGTAGCAAAATCCTCTGAAGCATTAAAGTGGATGGTGGCTAAAATAGAGTCATACCTAAATAAGTGTTTAAATGTAGAAGACGGTCAATGCAGCCTAACATGGAAGCACGAAGAGTGTAAAGTTCTTATGGATATACTTTATGACCTTACCGAAGATGTTAAATACAAAGAATCTGTTTGGAGATTTGATCCAAACCAAGAAAGTATCTGGGACTAAAAAAGCTTGACTTTAAATGTAGAGTATTTTATACTCTATAAGTACTGGTTGTAGCATCCCACAGATAAGCTCCCAGTACATGATCGCAAGATCAGCAGAACCCAATCGGATCCGCCTCTGATTGGGTTTTGTCCTTATTTGGCTGTATAATGGGGATATGAAGCTATCCCATAAAATTGTTACTCTAAACGGTACTCCTCAAAACTTGGTTACCAGAGAAGAAATTCATTCAACTAACACTTTATCTATTCAAAATATAATGGGTGCTGGATACGCCTATCTTGGAAATGAAAATGTATCTCTTTCAAGCTTTGGACATAAACTATATCCTGGACAATCTTTTACTATAGAGCTCTCATATAGCGATAACATATATGCTATTGGTGATGCTGGAGTACAGGTGGCTGTCATGGAGTTAGACAGAAAATGACAAGTATCCAAATAACGGATGTTCTTCAACCAGTAGTGTTTCCTTCTTTTGTATCTACAATAAAACACCTAGTTAAAAGCGATTACAACGGAACAATGTATAAAGGTCAGGCTGTCTATGTTTCTGGATCTACAGGAAACGACGGAACAAATATGCTTGTCGTACGTGCAAGCAATGTAGGGGAACCTACATCTTCTAAAACACTTGGTTTACTTGAGCAAGATTTGCAGAAAAATGAAATTGGATATGTGGTTGCGGAAGGGCTGCTTGAGGGATTAAACACAAACTCTGCTGTGGCGGGAGATCCAGTTTGGCTTGGGATAGATGGTAATTTAATATTTGGCCTTACAAATAAACCAGTAGCCCCAGCACACTTAGTATTTATAGGAATTGTAACAAGAAAGCAGCAAAATAATGGCGAAATATTTGTAAAAGTACAAAACGGTTTTGAGTTAGAAGAATTGCACAATCTTGTACTAACAGGAAAGTCTGCTGGAGATATGATTAAGTGGGACGGAACTAAGTGGGTTAACTTTAAAGGCGTATCTGGAACATTTACATCAGCAGATAGCAAAACAATAACCGTAACAAACGGCATCATTACAAATATAGCGTAGTCTCTTCGGCAGGAGTCGAACCTGCGGCCAGTCGGGTAGAAACCGAATGCTCTGTCCTCTGAGCTACGAAGAGATATATAAAATTAAGATTTTGCAGATCTTTGATAAGTTCTTATTCTGTGACAATTTGCACAAACTACTTCACACTTAGCAATCTCCGCTTTGATTATCTCAATATCTTGAGTATGATTTCTATAAGCAGAAACACTAAAGTCTTTATTATCTGAAATATGATCTAGATCAAGCATATAGTACGGGTATTTTTCTCCGCAGTCTACACACCCAAAAGATTCTTTATATTCTCTAATGTGCTTATCAATTACACGCCTATAACTTCTTCGGCGGGTATTATAATTAACCTTTACACTTTCGCTTAAATGATAAGCAATAGTTCCTTTAGAGCAACCTAATATCTCTACTATTTGATTATAAGTTTTGCCTTCAGACCTGAGCTGAATAATTTTTTCTTTATGTCTCATAGTTCGATTATACAAAATGGATCGAATCATGTCAAGGTACTATGGCTGACCCACCAGGTCTCGATCCTGGGACATTCGAATTAACAGTTCGACGCTCTACCAACTGAGCTATGGGTCATTATATTATAAGTATACTAAATAAAGTGCGAATTGAAAAGTGAGTCCGAAAAAGTGCGACGGCGGCGATAGAAGACCCTATATACTCTTTTTAGCTATACGTCTCATATGAGTCCTAATACGATGACAATTAGAACATACGATCTCACATTTAGCTATTTCTTCATCTATCTTCTTTTTAGACAATGTAGGAATAAGTTCCATAACATTTGCATGCTTTTTACCTCGTACGTGGTCAAAATCCATGACATAGTATGGATAAAACTTCCCACAGTCTCTACAAGGAGATTTTTCTTTAAGGTCTCTGATATATGTAGCCAAATGAGCCTTCTGCTTGGCTATAGAGAGCTTTTCGGACTTCATCCTAGGTAATACCTACAAGAGTGTCTCATATAGCTTAATTATAGCAAGAGAAATTTCTAGCTTTCCCGCCTTTTTAATTTATTAATACAATTTACACAGTAATTCTCTAGCAAACCTTTACTGTTTAATCTTTGAACATATTTATCATTGTCACAGAAATCACATTTTAGCAATTGTGAGTACATCCGCAATCTGGACATTCTCCACCTGGTGCAGCATTGCAATCATCGCACCAATCTGGAGGAGTTTGTTTATATCCTGGTATCTTTTCCATGTATATATTGTACTATATATTCTAGTCGACTAGGATATTACTTAAAATAATTAAAATTAATAACTACACGTACTTTAGCATCTGTATGAGTTGTTCCAGTATGCTTTAATTGAGAATCAAATTCTACAAATCTATTTGCCTTAGATTCTATCTTTGTGCCATCTTCAAATATTGTATATCCATTATTATCATTCATATATAGGATAGCTGTTCTGCATGAATAATCAACATCTGTATGCCAAGCCTGTTCTTTAATTTCTGTAGATCTTGGTGCAAGGTTAGCCTTAATTCTGATCAAAGACTTAGGATTAATTAGATCAACTACTGGCTTAAGTGCAAAGAAGAAATTACTTCTAGGTTCGTGATCTAGATAGATCTTGTGAGTAAATTGAAAATGTTCGTTATTATCATCTTCATATCCCACATATGAGTTATAGTACCACTCTAGATGGCCACCGACCATCATTATGTCTCTTATTTCGTTAAATGTCTCTTGTGGTAAAAAATCATCGATTACTGTATATTCCATAGATTCATTGTAGCATTATCTAATATTCTAGTCAACCATAATATTAGATCTAACAAAATGTTAAAAAAATATTTTTTGCTACTTACATGTTTTATAATGGTTATTTAGTGTCATATATGCAAATCCAGATCTTACTTCGATTTCCCGCCCACATTTATCACATTTAATAACTCTTGCTGATGCCATTGGATTATTGTATACTCTATCTATATTCTAGTCAACTAAGATATATATTATATATATTTTCTTTTAATTACATTTCCAGATTTTTAGATTTTAGGAAAGCCCCCCTACCCCCCAAAATTTAAAATCAATTTTGTAGGATAGAGAAGCTACACATTTCCGTCATTATGAGTTTCAGTGTAAGCCCCCACAAACCAGCCTTAAGTATAACATGACGAAAATTGCTAGGTCAAGAGTTAAAGCAAAAAATCCCAAAGATTTCTCCTTGAGATTTTTTAGTGAGTAAGTGGATTGCCTTTTACCACTAAGAACAAGTCAACAGCTCAATTAGATCCGCTTTAGTTCTACTAAGAGTTTAGATCACTAATCCTACCTGTTAAGGCCTCTTATGCAATTCCGCCTTGTTGACAAGGAGAATTTCTGCCATACTCCAGCTTGTCCGTCGATTTGCTGTTAAATAAATTATATCATACAGATAATATTCTAGTCAACTAGTATTTCAGATTTATGAAAATGTTAATATAGATTTTATTTGTATGATCCAGGGTTTATAAATGTCCGATTTGTCTATATAGTGCGCCCAGATTAACCCTAAATGTGACCTAACTCACCAACTATTTTTTCAAAATGTCCGAATTGCCCGTGTTTCGACTTGATAAATGTCAGTCCCCTCATATATGATAAAGATATAAAGAAAGTAAGAAAGTCTTACTAAGAAAGGTTAGGTCAAAATGACTAACACTAATGTAATGGTAGTAGTAGAACCTACTCACCCAATGTCCTCTAGTAATACTAAGGATAACAATATCTTCCGCCTTGCTAATGGCAACTACATAAGCCGTATGGCATATGTCTATATGGTAATGAGTGAGAACCTAATCTCTCACCGCTACCTAAGCCCTAACGAAAGTAAATGGGTATTCGCTAATAGAAAGGATAATAACTAATGACTAATAGAATTTGGGAAAGTCGTAACGACTACTTAACACCTAGCAACTATGTAGCGTGTAGCGCAGGTTGCGGGCGGGTAACCGCTTGGACTCTATGCGTAATGTGTGGAGGCGAATACGCCACACACGCCCTAGTCAATGTGAGGTAACTCACACCGACACACCCCCCGCTAGGGTTGTAAATGTCAGTCCCCTAGTGTAGTCTTACAGACATAACAAAATAACTACTAACGAAAGAAGAACAGATAATGAAGATAACATACTCACTATGGCAAGGTAGCCAACTACTAAGCACAGATAACGAGGCTAGCAAGCCCGAAGATATTTTGGCAGTAATGACCGAACTAAATAAACTAGGTAAGGGTTTCTCTTACATTGTAAGAAAGGTAGATACTAAGTAATGACTAAATGGGATACTATACAAGCAGATGTAGCAGATGCCTACACACACTTTGATGAAGAAGAGGCATATAACAATATGCTAGATGATGAAGAAGATTTCTTCGGATTTGCTAAGTCTATTGAGATTGACCACTTAACAGATGAACAACTAGATGAGGTCTTTAATATGTTTGGAGATAAATAAATGATACCTAGCGGATTTGAGTTAGTTATATCTAACGAATACGGAATAGAGTTAGATAGTTTCTTAGGCGCTATCTACTTACCTTGGCACACTATTGCTATTGCTACCGCCCTACTAATCGCCTATAAGATTTATAAGAGAAAGAAGAATAAGTAATGAGCGCTAATCGTTTACTAACTACCGCCGTCCAATTAGCACTAGCGATCCCCGCCCTAATAATGGGGCGGATGATGTGGGAAATGCTAAAAGAGGATATGAGAGAACTCACAAAAGATATTCGCTAAATAGCGGCGTGTCGACTTGACAAAGTCGATTCGGCCCGCAGTCTTTTGCGGGCGTTATCCACAGCTTTATTCACAGGTGTGGAAAACCCCTGGATTTTGAGCGTAAGTTATCCACATGACCTAAATCACAAAAATAGTTTTCCGACACGCCCGAAAAAGGGGTCAAAATGTCAGTGGTCTATGATAGGATACTAGTATCAAGATTAAATAAAGGTTATTTAATAAAAAAAGAAAGGTGGTCTTAAATGACTACACTAATCAGAGAGATTACTCTCTCAAATGTTCAGGCTGATGAAGCCAATTTAATTGTTTGTGCTTTTTGCTCAGACTACGCAAGCGAAATGTTTTGCGGAAATTGTAATGAATACAAGGGTTTAATGACCCTTGGTGAGTGGTTATCATACACTCAAGAAAGTTGGGTGATGTAATGTTATCTGAAAAAACTTTCAATAAAATTGTTTGGGAATACCAAAACGGAGGAGTGGTTTCTCACCACCCTGAATTAACTACTTATGAACGAAAAGTTCTGCTGAAATACTTGTTCTCTCTACCTAGTAAGGAAACTAAATAAATGAAACTTTATGAATACAAGGCTCTTATTGAAGAGCAACGCAAGCAAAGTCTTGCTGACGCTTTATCCGCTTTAACTAAAGCGAATGCCGCTTTAGAAAAAACGTTTAACGTTGAAGAAGAGTAAAATCTTTTTCAATTAACGGCGTGTCGATTTGACAAAATCAGATCGGCCCGCAAAAGCTGCGGCGTCGGGCGTGTCGTTACGGCATTGTTATAAAAACCCCCAAATTCTGTGAGATTTATCACACGGCTTGAGCGTCTCATTATTTGGAATTACTGGCTAGTAAGTAGAGAAATGTCAGACCCCTCGTGTATAATTCCATACATAACAACAAAGAAAGAAGGTGCCACTTATGGCAACTAAACTATACACAATCGAAAGCCTACTTGTAGGGAAAAACTATCGCTCACGCAATCGCCATTTTTCTGGTGAGATTATTTCCGCTGAAAAGCGTGATGGCATTTGGTATGGAGAAAATACCGAAGCCTACCTAATCGAAATAAATGCTGGCGGGCTGCGAAATAAATTCGCAACAATCGCAGTAAAGGTAGGTGAATAATAATGGGATACATTGAAATTTTTCGCTTAGATGAGCAGGGTGCTGGCTGGGTAGATTTATCCGAAGCAACCCCTGATGAAATGCTAACTCTTGAAATTGGATTATTTCAAGAGGGTGCGCTCTAATTTGTCAGTGCTACCTGATACAATAACTAAACAAACAAACGAAAGGGAAAACCTAAATGGGAAACATACTAGATGAACTAAAAGACTTAATCGCAATTCCTTGTGATGAGTGTGGCGGTGCTGGCTTCATTTTTTGGGGCAACGAAAACAATTATGATGTAGAGGCTTGCGATTGCGCCTTAGATGAGTGGGGTATCTAATGTATAAACTAACTATTGCTTATGACGGAAATGCGCCACTAATAACTGAAACTTATTCAGACGCATTAACCGCCGTTCATTCTTTTGATAAATGCTCAGACTTTGGCGACGCTAAAGAATACGCAACCTATAATTTGTCAGAGCCTAATGGTAAAATGCACACTAAGAACTTCTATCGAAATGGAAAGGTATCACAAAAATGATGACACGAAAAGATTACATTGCAACCGCAGAAATTCTAAAGTATGCGAGCAATAAAACTCACCCCGCTTTATTTTCTAAAATGGTAAATGATTTTGCAGAGATGTTTGCAAAAGATAATGAGCGATTTGATGTAAAGCGATTTCACGAAGCGAGTGGGTATAATGTTCCAAACTTCACTCCGAGATAAAGTAAAACGCATTCAGGAATTGCGTCGCAGTAATGCGGCGCAACCTGTTCGCAATAAAAAAAAATACACACGCAAGATCAAACATAAAAATAAATTTGATTCTTAATTGTCGACAAAGCCCGCAGAGCTGCGGGGGCCGAATGTGAGTTACGTCACAATATTAAAATACCCTGGATCCTGGCGGCGTGTCGATTTTTAAATGTCAGTGGCCCATGGTATTATTCTCTTATTAACGAAAGGCCAACTAATGAAACTAAAACGCTCTAATGATAGAAAGGTTGCTAACCTTGTCACAAAAAATGGAAAGCAAGCCGCAATTGCTAACACATTCGGATTACCTGCAGGGAAAGACTTTTCATGTCCTGGTGCAACGTCTATCTGTGAGACTGTTTGCTATGCAGGCAAATTGGAAAAGCTCTTCAAAGGTGTAAAAACTAATCTGCTCCATAACTGGGAGCTCCTACGTAATGCAGACATGGATAGCATGCTGCTATTGATCGATGAAATGATTGTTGACTTTGTCAATGATTGTGAAAAGAAAGAGGCGCCTAAGTTATTCCGTATCCACTGGGACGGCGACTTCTTTAATGATACTTACACATATGCATGGAAGACTGTTATCTCTAATCATCCTGATGTTCAATTTTGGGTTTATACACGAGTAAAGTCTGCCGCTCTTATTCTTAAGGATGTATCTAATCTATCTCTTTATTATTCTACCGATGATGAGAATAAAGAAACGGGCCATGATTTAAAAGTTAACTCTGGTATCCGCCTGGCCTACCTTGGCAAGACATTCGCATTAACTGAAAACACAATGAAAGAATTAACTGGAAAGCCTGGCGCTAAGTGTCCTGAGAATATGAAAAGCATTCCGCTAATTAGCAATGCAGGGTCCGCTTGTGTTTCATGTGGATTATGTGTCTACGGTAAAGCAGACATTAGATTTAGCGCAACTAAAAAATAAAGGAGAAATAAAATGGCGGAGCTAAAGTACTTTAATGCATTAATAAATTCCGTGGTTGGTAACGACGAAGAAAAGAAAGCTGCTAAAGAATATTTAGCAGAACTGGATCCTGAGATCTGGGGCGAATAGCCCCAGCCTTGGGCCCGCAATACTACGGGGTTATCCACAGGCTTACGGGTGAATTGTGGATAACCCTAGATTTTGTGAGAAACCTCACAAATGCTACGACACGCCGTAAATAGATTAGATAATGTCGGTGGGTTAGGCTATAATTGCGACATACCAACAACGAAAGGCAACAAATGATAAAAGTAAACCACTCTCTAAACTTCGTTACTGAGTTTGACGAAACACACCCAATAGCACAACGCTTCCTAGCACTAGATAGTTATTCACAAATTGCTATGCTAGAAGGAATGCTAAAAGAACTTATCGTTCCTGCTATCCAACCGACTATTGACGAAATCAACGCAGGCGGTTCATACGCAATTCTAAAGGTGGTGGCATAATGTTAGCAACTGCTATTGAAATCTTAGACGCAACCAAGAACTCTATTTTTGATGAGGACATAATGGGAATGGCGGGAGAACTACACACTCGCAGAAATGAACTTCCTGATGAAGTTTATGCTAAATACTTATTTATGTATTCAGCCGCTCTATCAAGCAAAGTCGCAGACCTTGTAACTAAAATACTATTGACCGAGCAAGAAATGTCAGACCTTATTGCTACAATAGACGAAATGGACAACCTATCAGAAACTATCTTAGAGGAGAACGAATAAATGGGATACAACACAGCACTAGATTTAGCTCAAGAATTAGATTTAGAGATGGCAATAGGCTATCACTTACAGGGTAATCATTACCCACCCGTCCCGCTTTCTATGGTCGAGCCTTGTATAGATGCTATTGACGCATACTATGAGGAAGATTATAATAAACTGATCGAAATGCCTGAAGGCGTATTTTATAGAGGAAGTAAGTTTGCTCCCGCTTCCGCTATCATTGAGCAACACCACTTAGAGGCGTGGCTACCTGAAGAATTGTGAGATAAATCACACAGGCAGAGCCTACTAAATGTCGGTGGGCTCTGCTATAATAAATCCCCTAACGAAAGGAAACAAAATGGCAACACTAGAAATCGGACAGACGATTACAACTGCTAAGTCAGGAGTAGTCGGAGTAATCAAGGCAGTAGATAACCACCCAAGCGGTGTAAATCGTGTGCTTCTTGATGTAAATGGCTCAGAACGCTGGACAAGCGTATCTAACTAATCAAATTAGCAGGGCTCACCTTGTCGGTGGGCTCTGCTACAATACAAACCAACCGAACGAAAGGAAAAACAAATGGCTAGAGGAAAAGCAATTAGCGTGAAAATCGCTACACCTAAAGTAATCAAGGCACTAGAGAGTCGTCTTGCTGAACTAGAAAAGAACTACAAGGAACAGGGCGATAACGAAGCAAAGTATCAGAAAGCCCGTGAGAAGTGGCAGAAGGAAATTGGTAAGTGGGCTATTACTAATTTTGCTAAGGCTGAAAACCTACGCACCAACTATCGTCAATGGAACAAAACTCTCAATGTAGATTTTGACCTTATTGTAAATGAAAGCGATTTTCCGAAAGAACCTGAAAAGGATTTTGAGGTAATTCATACTCACACTTACAACGAAATGAAAGAGGAAATCACGAACGCAATTCGTATCCTCAAAATGACCGACGAGGAAGTAGTAAATACTTCCACCTACAACGCTATTGCTCGTTATCTATAAATAACGAACAAAGTCCTGAGTATGACTATAAACTACTCACCCACCTACTAACGAAAGGAAATAAAATGTCTCCAATTCTAGATACTGCTAAAGGTCGCTTCTATCGCAAGGGCGATGTATTTACAACTGGTAAGTCAGGAATTACTGGCACAATTAGCGAAATCATTTCTATTCGTCCTAATCTAACTAAACTAGGATTGAATACAGAAAATGGTTTGCGCTGGGCTATGGTAAAAATCGGCGCATAATCTTATGGGGGCTAGACAAAACCTAGCCCCCAATGTTATACTTATTATCCCTACTACAGAAAGAATAAAATGAAAAATCGTTATCGTGTTGAAATCTATGACGAAGTAAAGGCAAATGATTTAACTATCTACTCTGAGCAAGGTGTAGATAAAGAATACTTAACTGAAATTGTATTCTCAAACCTCCGCCGTTTCTCTGGCAACATTCGTGCTTATGTTTATGATAATCTAAAGAAAAAGAAAACAACAGCACTCTTCTTACCAATGGAAGTTCTTCCTAAGAAAACCGAATTAACAAAACTACTTGGCTAAAGTCTTGGGGCGGGATCTAGTTCCGCCCCATCTTCCCAAGTTGGCCCGCAAAGCTGCGGGGTTATCCACAGCCTTACGGCAGTTATCCACAATCCCCCAAAATTTGTGACAATGATCACATTAGACAATTCGGACAAATGATTAACTAATCTAGACAATGTCAGTGCCCCCTGCTATAATCAGAACTCAATCAATCGAAAGGATAAATCTATGGCTCATAACCTAGAAACAAATGGCAACGATGTTGCCTTTGCTTTGCGTGGCAAACCCGCTTGGCACAATCTCGCAAACCGAATCTTCAATCAAGATGAAGATGTAACTACACAAACAATGCTTGAAGAAGCAAAGTTGGCGAACTGGAATGTTCGTTTATCTCCGCTGACTGACCACATTTCAGAATCTTGGAATGATGTTTCAGACGCTCATCTTGTGTTACGCACAAATCCATTCAATCAGGAAACTGATGTTCTCGCAACTGTAGGCAAGCGTTACAAGCCTGTTCAGAATGAAGAACTATTTGCTTTCGCTGACGCTATTCACGACGCAAATGCTGACTGTCGCTGGGAATCTGCTGGCTCTTTGAAAAAGGGTAAAGTGGTTTTCGGAACTGTAGACATTCCACGCACAATGGTTATTGACCCACAAGGTGCTAATGATGAGACAAAACTTTATCTCATTGTCTGGACTTCACACGACGGCTCTGTTGCTGTTCAGGCTGCCGTTACTCCTGTTCGTGTTGTATGTCAAAACACTTTGAATCTTGCTATGCGTAACGCTAAGCAATCATTCAAGATTCGTCATACACAATCTGTTGAAGGACGAATTCAAGTTGCTCGTGAGACTCTTGGACTCGCTCTTGGATACTTTGATGAATTCGAGAAAGAAGCACAAGCGCTTTATTCTCAATCCATTACTGACGCAGAGTTTTCTAAACTCATCACAACACTTTACCCAAAGCCTGAAAAGGATTCTAAGGGTGCGCTAAAGAAGTGGGAGAATAAGGTTGTTCTACTTGATGACCTTTATCATAACTCACCAACTAACGCTACAATCAAGGGAACTAAATGGGGCGCTTTCAATGCGATTACCGAACGCCTTGATTACTATCGTTCAGGTCGTGGCAATTCTGAATCACTTATGGCAGGTGCGTCAGGCTTTGACCCAATTCTTACCGCCGAGAAAAATAAAATTCTCAAGTTGGTAAAATCATTCTAACAAAATGATTTGCAACGGGGGAGAGAAATCTCCCCCGTTTTCATTTGGTCCGTTAGCTCAGTTGGTTAGAGCGCTACCCTGTCACGGTAGAGGTCGTGGGTTCAAGTCCCATACGGATCGCTAAGAATGAGATTTGCGTTTCATATAATGAGACGCCCGCAACATTGAAGGCAGGATTCCTGTGTTACGGATCACATAAAAAATCCCCTGAAAGCTATTGTAAATGTCAGTGGCCAGGTGTACAATACTCGCATGACCAAATATCAGAAGTATACATGGGTGTGCACGGGAGACTGTGACGCATTAATTGAATATACATTAAAAGATGGATATGGATGGCCAGCGGGTGTGATGGACCTCACATGCCGATGTAACTCCAATTGCACATTATTGTCAGTGGAAGATGCTACAATACCGTATACAGATACACCTATAACAGAAACGAAAGGTAATGAAATGGAAACTGCAGAAACAACAGTAACAACAGTTCCTGATACATATAACCCAAATCTATTGGTAACTTATAAAGTTATCCACGGATATTCAGATGCAGAATATGCAACTGATAAGGTTACATCAATTGAATGGGACCTACACAATGCACGTCAAGCACAGAAGCGTGTCGGAGTATTTGAAGACAAGGTAAACACTGTCAAAGATATTATCGGCGAGGCATATGCTGACTCACAAGACCAAGATACACTTCGTGCAATTGCTGAAGCCCTTGGTATTGAGTTGACTAGAACAGTTGAGTGGACTGCATCTATCGAAGTTAGCGGAACAATCGAAATTGATTTGCTTTCTGATTATGATACTGATTATGAACTTGAATCAGAGATTACAGATTCTATCTACGCCGACTCACATCACGGCAATATCGAAATCCTTGACCAAGAAGTATGTAACGTTAGGGAGTCATAATGTATTTTGAGTTGACTGCTCCTGATAGGCTCTCTATGGAGAGGGCCTATTGGGATGCTCAGATAATGGGGCTGGACCCTCAAGCATTAACACCATTGACATTCAACATCGGAACTGGTAGCATTGAGAAAGTAAGTCGCATTCGAGATAAGTATAATCTAACAGAGAGTTATACATCAGACTACGAACCGACAGGATATACAGGGAGATAAAATGGATTACCAAGATGGTTTTGAAGACGGCGTTAAATTTGCACGAGAGGTTATTGTAACTAATATCCGACTGTGGGCAGAAACATCTGAGGACGGACCAGCATACGATGACATTGCTGACCGCCTAGAATTTGGAACCGTTGACTATGACCTCTGAGGATCTAACTCGCTGGATTGGCTGCGACCAATGCGGTACAGCTCAGGCTATGTATCTAATTAAACTAGTAGATGGTGAACTATATTTCTGTGGCCACCACTACAATAAAAACAAAGAGGGCCTTGACAAGGTCTCCTTTGAAATGATAGAATTGAATAAAATCGAAGAAGTACCTCAACTAGAAAAGGCGGAATAAAATATGGGAGATAGAGCAAACTTTGGCTTTGTACAGCCAAACGGAAATACAATCGTGTTGTACGGCCACTGGGCTGGACACAATATGCTAGCACAATTGGCAGAGGCAGTGTTTAAAGCACGTCCTCGCTGGTCCGACCCAGCATATGCAACACGCATTACAATCAGTCAGATGATTAACAACGACTGGAATTCAGAAACTGGATGGGGCCTGCACGTAAATGAGATTGGCGACAATGAGCACAAGATTGCTATTGTTGATTTCAATCAGCAAACGTTTAGTCTTCACGAAGAGGCGCCAAGGAATGACTTGGACAACAAGGTCAACGGGATGAGCAATCAAGCAATCTTTACAATGGACCTGTCGAATTTCGTAGAAAAGTATGCAGACGTAACTATCTCGGTTTAGTTAACTGCAATATGATATAATGGTAATTAGGTCCTAGCGGACCTTTTTACTAGAGTAAGGTGCGGCTACCAGGGACATCCCAAGTCGCTAAGTAAAGCAGCGTTTACTAAATTCCTTTCGTTCTGCTAGCAGCCTTGCTTATCTTAAGATCCTTCAGCTTAGCTGAGGGATTTTTTGTTTGGCCCGCAAAAGACGTGAGGGTATCATATGCTATTTACGGGTGTCAATATATATCCCTGGAAATTTCAGTATTTGAGATCAATGTGGTGTAAAACACACCCATATAGCATAGACAAATGTCAGT